CACTGGGAAGCCTAATGTCCCAGGGATTTGAAGCTGTAATCAACAGCAATAGGTTTTCATTTCCCTATCAATTAAATGACTCCGCTTGGGAGTGCTTGAATAGCAACCAGGCTAAGCGCATGCGGGAAATCGCATGCCATCCTTCGGGGAACGCCTTCGGGTAGGGCCCCAACCCCAGACGAGACTCAGTTGCAAGCGTATGATGAGTTGTTGTCAGGCAGTCTCGCTCATGAATTTGAGTTTAGAGACCTGATCGCAATAGTTGTGCTAACTTGTGAACGGAGGACGGCCGCTTGTGTCCGCGGAATAACGTCCAATGATGTTCCTGATTAAACTCTCTCTCTTCATTGAGATTGAGCCAAAGGAGCTGTGTCGACTGTTAAAGATTTATTCTTTGCAGGACACCTGCACGGAATGATCTTTGACTCGTCGTTTTCACCACCATGAAAGATGAGTCGAGGATTTACTAATCGTGCCACCCAAATCCAAAAGTTGAAACTGTCGAAGCAAGGTTCAACTGCCTCTAAGGGGGTAAATTATTGCAACAAATGCGAGCGCCGACGCCTTAAAAAGCAAAAGTGTGAGCGCAACCCGGTATGGGATCTTCCACCGATGTGCCTTATTTATATTTGGCTTGTTGTGTGTGGAGCTTTCTACCAACCTGATGCAGCCGATTGGTTTCTCCAGTGGGTAAGATTCTTTTCAAAGATTCTTTTCTTACTTGGAGTGACTATTGATTGTGTCGCCCTAATTCGCTCGTGGTATCGAAGATTCACCAGACCAGTTCTGGAACCTCAGATGGGATTCATGCAAATGGACCCATATTTGAAGGAAGCCATACAAGTTTGGTGCCTTTTTGAGAGCCTTCGTGATTCAAAGACTAAACGTGGAATGATTGCTGCGATTACTCAATACATGCAAGCACATGTCAAGGAGTCGCTGCCGTTGTATATTTACAGACAGTTAATGAAGATGGACTATATCACGGATTGGTCTAGCGATGATGGAACCGCCCGTGTGGAAGAAATGCTTGAGGAAGCATTTGGAGCTGATGCACTTCGCGAAGCTCATGATGAACTTTTTGTATTGGATACTCAAGATGGAGACACTGAGAGCATTCCGTGGCATCAAGCCATGGACAAAGCTTTTGGTAACTGGAAAGAGTTCCGCACTTCCACTATTGCCAAGAAGTTTACACACCTCATTAATGTCATTGTATCTTCTGGTATGTGTGCAACCGCAGATCTCACTTTTAAAATGGGAAATGTATCTTTGTTCTCACCTATCGTTTCGAAGAAGCAATTGGCTGCAGGAGATGTTTTTGAGGCATTTTATGAAGCTGTTTCCGGCTTTATGAAGGGCGGATGGCGAGTTTTCCAAACTGGAGAAGTTTCAGCCTTCTTTATGGAGGACGACAAAGTCTCTGAGTTTGATCGTATGTATAATGAAATTAGGTCTTTCCATGGATATGCCTTAGCGGGTAATCTTAGGGAATACACTGATATCGACGACAACGAATATGAAGCTCGCTTGAAGAAAGCAATTGAATTTGGTGACAACCTTTTGAAATTCATCAAGGGAAGTCAAAC